ATATATGTTTCTTCTATGAACTCAACATCAGCGCCACGTCTTCTATCTATGGTTGTTGTTTCTTCGCCAGTATCAGGATCAACTTCTATACGTTGAATATCTTGGTGCCAATTAAGACTTAAAACTGATCCGATATGGTGATAGTCAGCAACAACATCACTTGGTAATGTTGTCTGTTCGATCAATGCCATTTTTTTCTCCTAATATTTTAAAGTGCATAAGCTGTAATGTTAAAACTCAAACTTGAATTATCAAGTGAGCTGCTTACATTAGTTCCTGAAGTTCCAAATGGTTCACCAGTTAATACAATGTTATTCCCGGACCCGCGTACAGAACGAAATAGATGCGGATAATTATTGCCGCCACTTGATCGAAAACCTACAAACAACATTGATGTGTTTTCTGGTTGCCCAACATCATTTATTACAAAATCCCACACATCACCCTCGTCCGTCAAATTCGAACTTTCCGGTCCTAATAAGGTATAAGCAGATAATAATCCATTATTAATTGATACGCCATCATCATCTACAAATATTTTTTCACTATTATTTACTACAACTCTCCATTGATCGTTTGAAGGAAACTCTATGTAAGTGTTTGAATCACCATTATGAGCTATTCTTTGATTAATATTGATAGTACCAGTTACCGTGCCACCACCTAGAGACAAATACCGACCATCAAGATCAACTGTCAGATTGCCCAAACCACTTCGAGTTGCAGTTAAGATACCATTTCCCGTATTAAAACTCAAACCGGTAACATAGTTGTTTGTCGCTGATGTGAGATAACGACCATCAAGATCAACTGTCAGATTGCCCAAACCACTTCGAGTTGCAGTTAAGACACCATTTCCCGTATTAAAATTTAATCCACTTAAACCATTGTCTGCTGTATCTGCTGTTGTCGCATTACCAGATAATGCACCCTGTACAGTTCCTACAGTCAATATGTTTGTTGATGGATTGTACAACAATCCAGTGTCTCGATACACCGGTTGATCGCCATCCGCATTAGGAGCAAACAAAACTGCTCTATTGGTATTTGTGGAGTTAGAAGTAACATCAATATTATTGGAATTTTGTGATCGAGTAACAGTTGTAGATAAAACGTTTGTATTTGGATTGTATGTGATCCCCGCATCACTCAAAACATTAACATCACCAGTATTGCTCTGCAAAAATGGAACGCGATAATTCGCATTTACGTTATTTTCGGTGACTGTAACAGTTGTACCAACAGTAGCACTACTTGCGTTACCGGTAAGTGGACCAACAAAAGATGTGGCATTAATCTGATTAGCAGAGAAATTACCACTACCATCACGTTTGACAATTGTATTTACTGCATTTGAACTTGTAGCACTTGTAACTTCAAGACCAACTTCCGCCAACGCAGTTTCGACCTCTGTACCAGTATAATAACCAGCTACATCAGCAATTGATATCGCGCTCGCGTCGTGTGCATCGGTTGCATCTGTAACGTGATCTTCAAGCGCCTGATCAACATCATCAAGTGCTGTTTGAACTTCTGTTGCTGATGTGTACGCCAAGTTAGTAGGTACGAAACTGATAGCACTGGCATCATGAGCGTCTACGGTGTCATTAATATGTGCACCAACATCGCCATTATTGATAATAAGTGCCTGATCGACTTCTTCAAGCGCATCCTGAACGTTTACGGTTGTAATGTAGGTCAGACCGGTTTCGTCGAAACTGATAGCACTGGCATCATGAGCATCAGTAGTATCTGTAACGTGATCTTCAAGCGCCTGATCAAGATCAGTAATTGCACCCTGTACAGTACCAGATGTTACATATTGAAAACCTGATACAGATACACCAATGGAATCTGCTTCGTGTGCTTCAGAAATGTCCGCAATGTGGTGCAACAACAGTTCTGTTGATGCGTTTGTTTCAGTCAACCACTCAAAAAACGTATCTGTTGTTTGGATGATAACCGGGTCTCTTGGAGTTGGCATTATTGTGTGTTCTCCTGATTGTTCGTCGTTGTTTTCTCAATCACCTGTAGTATGACGTTCATACGATCAATCAGTTTTAGTTCTCTTTCTTCCATTTGGGAAACAAGATCATCGACCTTTTCTTCAAGTCTATTTATACGGTCGATTTTTGATCGTTCGACTGCCACACTTTTCTCATATTCTCTAAGGGCACTTCGGTCATGTGCGACCATGATACCCTTTGAAACTTGTGTATATCTTCGATCATCTTCTACTATCTTTTCACTCATGTATCATCCTTATGGTTGAATAGCGTTGATCAATGCTAATGCACCAAGATTCTTGACTTTCGGTGTTCTTAACGGTGTCTCAGATGCAAGAACCACCTTGATTGCATATACGTTAAACTGATCATACACGATGTTGTTTGATGTGTATCGTGCACCACCGTTTGTGCCGGGTCGAATCGTATTATCTGACAATCTGTCAAATGTCACGAATTCGAGTGGTAGATAGTCACTTGAACCAATCGACACTTCATCGGGGTTAGTTGATTCATACATCAGATTCCATGGTTTGGTTTCGAATAAATCCGGGTCTTCTGATGCTTTAACCTTGTAGTACACATATACTTGTGTTCCTTGTGGTCTTAACACGTCCATCTTCACTTTAAGATCGCGTGACTCAAATCCTGCATTCAACTGAACACGTCTTGATACATACTTCGAAGATGCAATACCGCCAGATGAGTCTTCTTCTGATCGAATTGTAACCACCAAACCTGAACCAGTAACAACATCAGGCACCAAGTTCGGTTTACGTACAACACGAATCGCTTCTTCACCTGTATCAAGTGTCAAACCTTCAACTACATTCGAAGTTGTTGGCACCAATGTCCCATAACTTTCACCTGTAACCGGGTCTTGTAACAAGAATGTGTCCGCAACTGAGTAACCAGAACCGCCCGCTTCGATAGTGATATCGTTTTCGGGATTCAGTGCCAGATTGTCAATGATGTTCTGAACAAAAATGACATTCATCTGTTCTGCATCGATCATTGGTGATATCATGTCTGTGTTTGTACCAAATGACACACGAACTCGGAAATCTGCGGCAGATGGCAACAAACCTCCACGAATCTTCAACAGACTTGGCGCTTGTACGTTCTGATTGACAAGCAACGGTTGATATGTCGAATCCTGATTGACAGTAACACCATCAGGAGCAACCACACCACGAATAACTGAATATTCCGGCTCGATATCATCCGTGAAATCACGTATCTGTGGAACATTCACTTTGTACAGATTATATGTGAAGTAACTGTTTGTTAGTGCTGCATCATAGTTGAAATACAATGAGTCTTCTTCTGTCTTAAACGATACAAGTCTTTCCAACTGTGTGTTATCAAAGTCTGCATAGAAATCGCCAGTGTATGTTCCTGTTTCAAACCGAACACGATTCAATCTGAACATCATGTCTTCTTCCTGATATGCTGTCCATGTTGATGAGTTTTGTGACTTGAACATCACACCCGCGTACGGTTGTTTTGACTGAATACGTGAAGTTTGCAAACCAGTATTCGGGTCAATGACTCTTTCGCCGATTCTTGAAGTATAGACCTCATAATTTGTTGTGTTGGTCAACACAACAAACGAATATTCACCCGGAGTCAGATAGATCGGTGTTGAGAACTTAAATCGAGTGTAGTTCTCAATTGCTGGTGCATCATTTGCAACTACTTCTTCGGGATATAGTTCAACTTCACCAAAAGGCATCACTTCTGTACTTGAAGGATAACCATTTCTTACTGGACGAATCTGTAATGTAACGGGCACTGTAGTATCGCGTGATGTGAACCACAAGTCTACTGAATGCAAATACAATCCAGATGGGTAGTTTCCTTCATCGATCAGAAAGGTTTGTGCCAATGGGTCTTTCCATCTAACTCTGCCTCTCCGTGCACCACTTAAAGTTCTGTCTCTTGATGAACCGGAAACAGCTGTTGGTACCGGTGAAACACCAAGTGATGATACACCCGTTTGTGGTAATGAAGATGTGTCAAGAGTTTGTTGTGTAAATTGATTAATCAATGATTTTGGTGCATCAAAAATGAAAGCACCACCTAATGTTGATAGTTCAGCATTTGCAATCTTTCTCTCACCATAAACGATTCGGGATTCCTGAACTTCGGTATTCTTGACTACCGGAACTCTCGTTGTTATGATTTGTTCCTGTAATGTTTTCTGAATACCTTCCGAAACGAAATCAGCAGAAGCGGTTGACTTTGATTGAATATCGATATTGCTTGCTTGGTCTGTCAGTTTGAAACGTCGTTTTCCTGTCTTAAACTGTGTACCATTATCGGGAATGGTGAACACACCACATACAGCACCCGTTTCATCTGATTTCAGTCGGTATGTACCATCAGCAGGAATATACTGTTGCGTAAGAACACCACTGATACTACCAACAAGATTCGGTAGAGCTGTCAGACTGTACGTTGTTCCATTTGCCAAACCTTCAACACCTGTTTTTGATACACTATCAAATGACACTCTAAAGTTGTTTTGTGTAAACTTCGGTACCAAATGGAAGTTCACATGATTCAGTGTTCTTGTCACTTTGAGTATCTTTACATCAAAACCGTTCAGAACAGGAGTTGCTTCAAGTGCTTCTTGACGATCAAAGTATGAACTATTTGTACTGAATAGAGTTCTTAGTTCTGCGGTCAAAGGTACTCGAAGTATTACTGCTGATACGATATTGCTTGAAACGTTTTCATCATCAAAGAATGGATAGAAAATCGTGTTTGGTTTGATACTTCGAGCACGGAATGCTATTGACAATCCGGGTCTCATGAACGGAATAACACTGGTATCGATAACTCTCTCGCCCAAACTCTGTGATTTACTTTCAAATGAGAATGATTGTGTGTTACCTGTTCGTCTTTGAGACTGCTGTGACTGAACAACTTCAGCAGTAAGTTCTCTGTCAAATGAGGCAGTACCAATATTGATTGGTGGTAGTTGGAATGATACTGTGTCAGATGCCGTTGAAGTCCATTCTGTTTCCCAGTTGTTCCATTTTGTTCGTGATGGAGCAACATTGATTTGGTCCTGTAGAAGACGATATGCTTCGTTTGTACCAGAAATGTTGGATACAACGTCCGGGGCACGAATGATATCTTTCCAGAAGTCTTTTGATGGATCAAGTGTAATAACACCATTCCAACTGATAACTGCAAACGGGTTAACATTTTCAGTCCGTGTTGCAACAGTCTGAGTCACAAATGGGAATGGATTATCATCGTCATAGTTCGATAATAGAATGCCATCTTCTGTGATGAATGCAGTTGAGTTGACACTTGTTTCATCATATTCCATGCTAAAGGCATATTGATCAAACTGTGCCCGCATTTCACCTCTCTGAAAGTCTATAGCTGCTTTGTAATCTGGACTGATTACGTTTGACACGTCTTGATTTTTGAATGTATCAACCAACACACCCGTCTTGAACAATGACACATTGTCTTTGTCCGTCACTTCGGTTTGTAGAATAGCATTTTCTATTTTGTCCAATCGAACAGTATCTTCAAGAATCTTTAATCTTTCATCGATTTCAGATATGTCTTTCATGGTGTATCGGTTGTGACGATACGGTATCTTTTCCACGTCACTTGCAGTTGTTGAATATGGTGAATATGTCACGTCATACAACACAAGTGATCTATCTTCGAGTTGTGGATATTCGGGAGTCAATGACGGTATACCCTGTAACACTCTAAACTGTAGATCGTTTGTGATGACTACCTTATCACGTCTTGCAACATAGTAGGATACATCACACTCGAATGTGGAGTTGTTAAGAGCATGTGGTACGTACACCTTTGAATCAAACTCGATATCCTCTGTAAAAGATGTTGTCGATGTGTAGTTGATTGCTCGTGGTCGGAAGTCAACCGTTTTTCGAAGATCATATGATCTATTAGATGAAGTCTTGATCAACGGTAGAAAATCGTACAACAGTTCGTTATATGAGTCAATTGAGTAAAATGTACGTTCAAGTTCTGTTGGTGATGATGTGTTTATTCTGTCAAATACCACTATAATGTCATCACCTGATGTTGGTCTTGCAACACCCGGTTTCAATGCAATACGAGTGTGGTCTACAAAGTCTTCTCTTTGACCAAAGTCAATGAAGAATCGATTCGTGATATCAGTGTAGTTTGACAAGTCGTTTTCTGGAAGTACCGCTGCACCGCCCTGTGTTGGATCATAGAACACTTTCACACGAACTGCAAATGACACACCGATAGAAATGTATTGACCAGCAGCGGGTATGCTATCAACCGGAATACGTGCTTGGTTATCTGTAACTGTATCAAGAGAAATAGTTTGATTTACCAAATTAGAGTTAATGGTTTGTCTGTTACCATATGCTACAGTTGTATTGATTGGTTGTGCCAACGTACGTCTGACCGGATATGTGATAACCAAGTCATTTGTATCATACGTATTATCAACAAGTCGAATTTCACCATTTGCAACATCTACTAATGATATGCCTGAAGCGGGAATATCCAAACTTTCGGTTTGATTGTAAATGAGTACTTCAAATTTGTTGTTCAGTAGAGTTTCATCAGCACGCAAAGTTGGAGTGATGACTTCACCATCAGGTTGCAACGCTTCCCGTTTCATATATGTGTATTCTATGTTTGTCAAGTCTTTTGCAACAGTGTCAGAAATGTTGAAAATCAATGGTTTCTTATTGGTTTCCTGAACAATAGTTTCAGTGTATCCATCACCATCTTGATCGATCTGAATGGAATCGACAACATCATAGAATATTCCACCATCATCAAACTCAACCGCTTTGATATTCAGAGAATTGTATGTAAGAGTCAATGTAGTTGAAGGTAGAATATCTGATGTAAGTGGTGTATCAAGTGTAGCTTCGCCAGCACCGGTATTAACTGCAATAATCCGATAACGTGTTCCATTAAATGTGAATGTTGCACCAAGATGTTCTACAGCGATGTTGGTTGACAGAAGAGTTGTTGTACCTACTGTACTTGTGTTCGTTGTAGTAGCCAAAGTAGTTGTATTGAATGATGCATTGAAGAAATACAGTTCATATTTGTCGTTTGTAGACTTCTTCAACTGACGTGTGTATGCTTGACCGATTTGAAGGTTGTCGTTTACATCTGAGTAAAAGTTGACTATTGAACCAAGTGTCACGTCCGTTAGTGTTAAGTCACCAACTGTAGCAGTTGATGGATCAAGTACAAGATAGTTACCAAATGAAACGTTGATCAGTTTGTCTTCTTCCGATTCCAAGTGTCGGTCTGTACGAGTTTTTTCTAATGCAAGTCGCGTTGTTCCAGTTGTTGAAAGTTGTCGTCCTGCAATGTACGCTTTACCCGGTGTCAGTTCTGCAAGATACAGATTATTGTCGAAAATCTCGATTGTGCCTGATAGAGTCAAGAATGAAGGCATCGAGTTGACTGTAATGGTGAACAGATTGAGATTCAAACCGTCCTGTACTGCATTAGTGATACGAAATGGAATATCATCAAAAGTAAATGTTTTGTCTATTAAGTCTGATATCTGAAATGTTGTCAGTGTCAAGTCAACATCAACACTTGTTGATCCTTGTGTGTGTGACACAACTGCCATGTTAAACACCTTGAATCTCTCAAGTGTCATCTTGAAGTCATTGATTACAAAGTCACCATTGATATCATATGTTCGATTTGCGATTTCGTTTCCGAGAACACTGAATTCCGGTCTCTCGCGACGATCTACAATATCGCCTTCGATAACACGACCGATTTCATAGAAGTCTTCTGATGTGGTGTTATCAAACTCAGTTGCACCAAGTATCATATCCTTTGCATCAAGAATCAAATCGATCTTGAATCGGTGTGCACCCGGAGCGTTTTCGTTTGGAGAACCAGCAGCGTTGTCAAGTAGTGAGTTGTCGTCACTCTCTACAACAATCGATTCAACAATGTTGAATCCGACACGTGCAGAACGGGTGGTTGTGTACTTCGAATACGGTATTGTCTGTGGTGATACAAGAACAAAGAACCCATTTGTGTAGAAGATACCATTGCTGACTGATGCTAACTGACAATCGCCTGAGAAGTTCGCACTCAATGTTCCATATGATTGACTGTAAGTTTCTGTTAGATCGTCAAACAGAAACAACTCATCACCAGCAGCAAACTCGGTACCTGTTAGATATTGACCAAACAGTGTTGGCGGGTCTGAACCGGTAATAGTAGTGAAACCCTGTACGAGAAATACGGGTCTTTCTTCACGATCATCTGTCGGATCAGCATTCAGTGAGATTTTCGCGTTGATTTCAAACACCGCGCCTGTAGCACCAACTGTTGCATTGAAGTTAGTTGTTAAGATTTCTCCAAAAAATCCAGATGGTATATTACTGTTGATTAGTGAAAGACCAAATGTGTTATTCGCACCAAAAGTCGCAATGATGTTATCTGTTCCGTTTGTCAGCAACAACTGATCGTTGATCTGGTAGTTCTCGCCCTCATTCTTCAATGAAATGAGAGTAGATAGTGTATCCCAATCAATGGGTGCAGAAAGAGAACCATCATCCAACTTGATGTAAGTCGCATCTGTGAGAGAAAGATTTGAACCAACGACTACGGTACCATCCTCATAAATCGAAGAACCAAATCGTTCGACCTGATTTTGTAGAATGGTTTGTAGTTGTGTCAGTTCTCTTGCTTGAACCGGAAAACCGGGTCGAAACAGAATTCGAAGAAATTTCTTGTTTTCATCATAATCGTCAAAATATGGTGAAACATTGAAATTTGTAGTCAAATTGCGAGCCATGTGCTATATCTCCAATTAGTATTCAATAATCAATTTGATGTTTTCTGCCTGATCTGTGGCACGAATGACCGGTTGACGGTTTTCCAGATAGAACATATCACCTGATAGAAATTCAAGTCCGGGGTTTCCTGTACCAGAACCCAAACCTTTCTGAAACTCTCCGTCAGAACCACCAACGATTGTTCGTGCAGAAAGTGTCAACGCAGTGAATGGTGAAGTTCCTGAACTCACGTCAAGAGTCAAGTACAGTCTGTGGTTGCCAGTCGGATCAAGATCATAGATTTCTTGTGCAGTTTTGTCAAAGAAACCAACAGCAGATGATAGAAACACTTTCGTGTAAGTTGTACCATCGTATTCCAGTTCGACAACACGACCGTAGACTGTCTTTCTTTCGATTGGTGTTGCATTGTTACCAATCTCATCGTCTACATCGATGACACCTGTTAAGTCACCATTGAACTCAAGTCGAATAGTTTGTCGGTAAATACTTGCATCTGCAATAGTACCGCCCTGTTCAAGAGGATTCTGAACAAGTGCTATCTTTCGGAAATCGTTCTGTACAGTAACGTTACCAGATTCATCACCATCAAATGTCTGGTTGATCATGATGGTAAATCCATATAGTTCGCTGATGTTGTCATATGAATGACCACCATATGGAGTGACCGATGCTATCTGTAGATAATCTTCTATGTCTCTATCTTCCACGAATGTGTCATCACCAACATTCACTGAGCTACCGATCAATGATTCTCCCTGTCGAATAAAAACCACACTGTTCAAAGAACCATCGGTGTCATTTCGCCCAAAGATGTTTCGGTATCCAGTACCATTGGTGTTCATGATAACATCAAACAATGCACCCGTTACCGGAGTAACACTATTCGGAAATAACTTTCTCAAATCAGTGTCGAAACCAGTTTCACCATTGATGTAGATCAATGCAGAAGCGTTTTCACCCTCACCAACAATTTCGATGTAGGGGGCAATAAACCAAGTTTCGATTGTACCAACAGCAAAATCAGTATCAAATGCTGTGTCAACACGATCATAATCAAGTGTAAGTGTGCTTCCTGAAATAGATGAAGCGGTAATCTTACCGATTTCAAGAGTCTTGTTACCCGAACCATCGTCGATAACATGTTCGATTTGATAACCAACCATGTCATCTTGGTCTTGTGAAGCGACGCTTGTTCGGTTTGCACCTGTCAAATCGAATTCGATATTTCGAGTACTTTTTGTTACACCTGTTACCGGAACACGTGCAAAGTTACCACCTGATGGCAACAATACAGTATCGCCAGAAGTAGTCTTAGATGAAACCAAAATGCGATATATTGCACCGTCAGCAGTCGAGTTGTCGGTACTTGAACCATTGTCGTTCAACGTGTCTTTTCGAACAGGCATGTAGTTATCAGTGAGAAACTTCTGTGCCTCTGATGGATCAATGGTGTACATGTACTTCCAAACGTAACCATCATTGGTTTCAAATGGTTCCCTCTGAATTCTTCTCGAATCACCACCAATACCACCAACAAGAGTTGGTGCTTGTGTGCTTACCGAACCATAATAGTTGAACAAACACTTGTAAACACGAAACTCATTCTCATCCAGAACAAAGAAATTCGGTTGCGCATTGTTTCCAAATGTGGCTGTATTACTTGCATCTGATCTAAAGTATGGATACAGAGTGGCATTTGTCCAATTTGTTCTTGGAACTACGTGTTTCACATCTGTCAACTGAATCTTTTTAGCAGCAAGAGCGTTATCCCACACTTCGGATTCATCTCGAAAATCTTTTGAAACATCTGGTACCGGAGTCTCATCGCCATCTTCGTACCACGAAGTGATCTTACCAATGAACATGTACATGTTGTCCAATTGGTTGTTCAATGATGAACTCTTAACTCTTTCGTATTCTGATTGTGTCGTTGAGAAGTCTGCCGGATATGAACGTGCACGAAAAGATTGTACAAACTTTTTTGCGTTTTCTATACGGAATTTGTCAGTTATAATGGCAGTTGCCATGTGTTCATTCTCCTTATTTGCATTTATTTATGTTATGGTGAAAATAGTTGTGAAGTTATGATATGTGTCTTCACTATCTCTATTCAATTCAAAACTAACATCTATAACATCGCCCCCAACATCATCTATGGTTAACGGATTACCACTTGAAAATGGATCGAACAAACTAACGAATTCATCGATTGAATTGAATAGAGGGTAGAACAATCCTTTTAGTTTGAACTCTTTATCTGTCAGAATGTATGTTCGAATGAAGTCAATGATTTCAGATTCGTCCATGATCTGAGTAACGTTTTCTATATTTAGACCAAACATGTTGACAAGTGGAACTTCAATCAACAATGTTTTCTGCGAGTTAACGGTATCAACACCGCCGTTGATCGCAAAATTGAAGAAGTTGATCAATACGAATCGGTTGAAGAACACCAAACCAGCAGGATGTGCCAATTCTGTGAACAGTTCACCAAACTCAGAAATGTTCAAGTCAGATTCAATCACATATGAGTAATCTTGATAGAAAAATGAGTCATGTATATACTGGTTATCTGATATGAACCCAAAGTTGTTCGTGAAAAAGTTACCAAATGTCGTGAACGGACCAAAGTTCAATCGAACCTCAGCATTTTTGGTAGTGTCAACGTTTTGGGGTATGTTCACCACAGTGTCGTTTTGCAATCCAATAACATCATTCAGTACTGTAACGCCCGCAAGACCACCAAGATTGACACCACTGGCAACTATTTCTGCACCTGATCCAGTCTCAGATTGAACAGTAATATCAGAAGGTGTGAGATTGCGTATATAACCACGACCACGGAAAACAAGTGAGATATCTTCGATAGCACCTGTAACATCATTGACTTGTGATACGAAACCACGCGCTGGTGACTTGGTTACACTGCTTGAAGGATGAAATGCATTCACATCAACGTATGGGTCTATGACATTTGTTGAATCAAATGTGAGTGGTTTTCTTTGACCAGCAACAAATACAGCAGGAACACCGTTATTCACAAACTGTAGTTCCTTGGTTGCTGGAGTGTATGCAGCAACAGTGTATTGAACAGTGTCGAACACAGTTGTTGCACCAATGTATGATGGACTGTAGTCATCGATGAACGGGTCAAAATCAACATAGGTTGTGAATCCTGTATAGATTGAATCGCCAGCAGGATTCTCATCGATTGTATAGAAGAAGTTTGTTCTCTCCTGTAGTTGTGGAAAAATAACCTCATCGCCAACACTGTAACCGCTACCTGATGCTACGATTTCCAAATCATCGATTGGTCCACCGATAATGTCATCCACTCGAAGCAACAAGTCGAACTCACCCTGTGCAGTGAAGAATGTGGTTGCAATCTCATCAGCAATGGTATACTCTTGTCCCGGTTCAACTATTTGTGTCCCGCGAACCGTACCAACTACAGTTGCATCTTGGTCAAATAGAACCGCACTGTCTTCATCATCAACAACTAAAAGTTTCTCACCTATTAACAAAGTACCAGTTGACTTTCTCTCATCAAAGAACAACTTATATACACCACGTGCATTGTTGACCGCAAACGCTTCAATGATGAATGTTGCACCTGATACTTTGCCCACTACCAGTCTGTTTCTTTCGAACTCAATGCCTTTTGCTTGAGTGGTCTGAACTTCTACAAATACGATGTTTCGTTGAAACCAAGTTGCATCTGATGCTCGAATGACCTCTAATGCTGGATTGGTAATAGATACATTACGACCAAAGAAGTTTCGAAAGAAGAACTTGATTGAGTCTTCGGTGCCTTTTCGAGTGAGGAATCGATTGAAGTCCTGAACACCAGCACGATTTACGAAGTTGTTTTCGAACAATCTCTCGAAACCAAAGTTCTCAAGAAATCTGTTGTATACACGATTTGGTGATCGAACGGATAGAATGTTGTCGAAGTTCTCTACTACATACTCAGTATGCAAAAGTACATTCTCAATGTAACCAAACCCAAGAATAGATATATCATCAAATTGATCAAAAGTGAATATCTGATTACCAATATCAGGAATATCTCTAATCTTTATGATACCAGTCTGAGAACCCGCACTTGAAGCATAAAAGATCGGATCAGGAATGTTGTTCAATATCGTGAAGTCAATGACACCGTTTGTAGTACCGTTATTCGTAACGGATATGAGATTTGTACCGCCACCACTCTGTACTGTTTTCAGATAGAAAGGTGTGTTTGTATTGACGTTCAAACGATAAGTCTGACCACGGTAAAAGGTAAAGTCAGATGGTGCTTCGATACCATTGAATAGAAAAACACCATCGTCTCTTTGTGTCACATCAATACCAACACTCTTTTCCACATAGAATGTCAGAATTTCACTTGGTATGTATGTGTTGGTTGTGTCAGTCTCAAATTCGAGAAGATATCGTTTCTGTGATTCAACTATTAGTTCAATATCACGCACAAGAAACGTTTCAAATGACACTGATTTATCAGCAGTGTCCAGATTACCAAACACAGTTGACAAAGTTACGGTCGCCTTTCTTTCCCATTCGTAATATGCTTCAAGAAAGTGTTGCAATCCGGGGTTAGAGTCAAATATGTTTCTCGGTACTATCTCCGAAATGGTATTCGCTTTGAAGTTCATTAGATTACCGTGTTAGATGTACTTATTGTTGTCGGATTCTGTGTTGTATTGACCTGTGATTGTGTCAAACTGCCAAAAGATGACACATCATTGATTGTAACATTGATGTTACTGTCTTCAAGTAGTAGTATAAACTCTCGAAATGAACCGATATCCGGTATTTTTGGCACAACGTTTATTTGTAGAATGCCATTTGTGACCTCAGTCGGGGTGAAGTTGTTGATTACTACAACACCATTGTCATAGTCCACTTGACCGATATTGTCTACAATGGTAGTCTTGGTTGAACCGATAAATGTTGATGCTCGAAGTGTGCCTGTCTCCGTTTGTTCCAGAAACGAATCGACGAAACCATTCAACGTAAATGTTGAACTGAATATCGAGTTTTGATATCCGACACGTGGATAGAAAATTGAATTCTGAAAGTTGAGGGTATATGATCGTGTTATGTTCAATTCTGGTATGAATCGTTTTTGTAGGCGAATACTTGACACATTAGACTCAATGGACAATTCTGATCTATCAATCAAATTGACCAATGGTGATAATCTGAACGTCTTGCCAAATTTGTTAATATTATCACGACCATAGTTACGAATAGTCTGTACAATCAATTCCTGAACCTGTTGTTGTGTAAGAATGGTCTTTTTCGAATCATAGTTGACAATAGAATCCAGAATAATGTAAGTGTATTTGGCATCCACAAACTCAGTTCGTAGACCAACGATTTTCTTCTCATCGATGAAGTTCTTGATCACAGTCTTTTCAAGTTCTGTCAAAAACAGGTTGTTAAAGGGTTTTGCGGAAATGAACACTACGCCGTATTTAGCAGGAATGTTGTCTTGACCACCCCAAACGATAAGTGATTCTACGAAACCGAATCGACCTTTGATCAGATTGAAATAGTCACTCACCACAACAGCACGTTCTTGTGCTTGGTAAGATCGTGGTGCATTGAACTTGATCGAATCAATAGACTCTCTCTCCGCACCACCGCTTGATCTTTCAGAAGTTTGGACTGTGACAACTGCGTTGTTGAACAGATTTCCGTTTAGTGTAACAGTTGTCGATGTTTCAAAAACACCAGCACGATTAGCATTCTGACCATCTGTGATGATGAATTCAAGAAACACTTCTTCGTTGATTACCGGTTTTCGACCATAGATACCATCACCAAATGATACTTCGTAAAATCCACGAGCATTTTCATGAAGAAAGTAGATTGGTGTTGTACTGTTCACATCGGACAAGTTTACATCTTTGAAGAAACTGAAATTGATGGCATCAGTCTCATTTGGGTCTTCCGAATATACAGTTAATGTTTCTATATCAACATTTTCATTCGGTATCTCAAATTTCTGTGTTTCTGCACCATTAACAACATATCGAAATGTGTTCGGTATACCTTGAACCAACTGAACGTTTGAAGCGGTGAATGTCGTTGCGTTCACGTTTGTAAGTGTAACAGCTTCGGGGTTAACAAACTGGTATGTTACATTGTCAATCGAAGTTGTGAAACGGTTGAACTTCTGTAACTGAACCAAACCGTAACCACCTGTACCAAATACAGATTCAAGGGATTCTTGAGGAATAACGATTGTGAGATTGACGTTGACTTTTGATGCTGTTCTACTTCGAGGCACATAACTCAGTGTACGAGCGCGTTTCGCAACCGATGATCTTTTGACCGCTGTACCAAGAAATGATTCGTTCAATGCATTGTTGATATAGAATGCGTTGTAGTGGGTGTTGTACGCCAGAATGTCAAGTAGAACGTCCATACCTGAACCTTCGAAATCATACTCAGTGAAGAAGTCCTGATTTCTAAGGTACGTTTTGATATTGCTCTTGATTTGTTCGAAGTCTAATTCTGTGATTCTCAGTTCATTGCTTGCCATTCGTTACTCCGATGCATTGATAACAGTCGTATATTGATCTTGTTCAGCAGTTTTCTTGATGGTATAATCAACCGTTATCTCAACACGATTATCTCTTTGAAATAACACAACATCAACATTATTCAGAATGACTCGCGGTTCATTTCTTTCGATCAATGAACGAATGCGAGTACGAATAGTAGATATGTATGATGGTGATATTGTGTCAAATAATGACAATGGTATGTTTGATCCAATATCTTCTCGAAACGGTTTATCCAAAAACTGCGTTTGTAGTAATGTGCTAAGTGATTTTCGGATTGCGTTAAAATCGGTTACTGACGAAACATCACCGGTTACGGGATTGTTGTCAAATGATAAATCTAAATCACGAATTCTTGCCATAAATGTATTTATACTTATATAGCGAGAAAACCCCAAGGTCTTTAGCTTCGGGGGACCCCCGAAGCGCTTCGGGGGTAGTTCACTCATCCCTTATTCTGCCTACACACAACAATAGACGCATATTGGTTTCAAATAACTCAATAGTGTTATCGTCGATATTGTATGTGTTATCTCCATTATTTGTAAGTACTCTAATAACCTTATTGTTTGCAAGTAGATAGAATGTTGACGGTGATAAGTCTGTATCTGTTGTTAGTACTCCATTGACAATGGAATCCACATGGATTAACTCTGATGATGGTGGAATAATATCCGATTGCAACGATGATGAGTTGATACTTCCCGTCCGATCAAATATGCTATCGTCACCTTCTCTTGTATCAAACGTCTGTATTCGATACAGATAGTTTTTACCATGTTCAACCGTTGAGTCTGTAAAAGAGAACTCCACAAATGTTTGTTCTTCGTTTGGTGTGACATGCCATGCAATGGGATTGGTTGAGTCGCCCAGAACAATAGTGTTTTTCAGAGTCGGTGTGACTTCATTTCGATAGACGCGATACTTGTTTGCAAAAAGCGTACCAAGAAACGATAATACCAATGAAGTGTTATCATCACTTGAAACAACTGATAAAATTTCAGGAGTTGTGATCCATTCATCTGATTCTATCAAAAAGATATCAAATGCACCGTTAGCGATTTCTTCTTGTTCGGTAGAGTCTTCAATCGATGATAGAAAACTGTTTAATGCAAACTGTGGACCAAGCGGTTTACCAATGTTTTGATCTAACCAGAAATATCGATACTTGGTAAAATCGTTCTCAATGTCTGAACCTATGATATTCAATGCATCATCTTTTCGTGTCTCAAAGAATGGTTTTTCGGCATTCAAATCGCTGATGAGTGTAAGAAGATCGGTCGTTCTATCCTGTTCAGTTGTGAATCCTGTTTCAAAATAGTCTCTACGTTCTTTGAGAAAATCACGAAATGCAACTATGGTTGTGAACACAGTTCGAATACCAACCTTTTCGTCAGCGATCTTTGCGAAAAACGGTCTGTCATTTCGAATGTTCAAGTCTGTAATCAACGTGTTGGTATTGTTCAATATACCATCAATGTATCTCTCTATGTCACGCGTGTTGTTGATCAAATCAACCGCAACTGCGATTGTGTTATTGAATGCAGTCTCTAAAGTACTATTCCAAAATGTGGGGTTGTCCGGTCCAGCTGGTGCACTCAAATCTTCCGTACGTGCATCGTAAAGTGCTTGTGCTGCACTTGTGATCGTGTCTATGAGATTGTAAATGCCATCCGTGAACATGGTCAGTGGTCGATTTGTGGTCAACACTATCGCGTTCGTGTTCAGTTCAAGAGCAGCAAAACCATTACTGTCAATCGGAAAGATTGCCTCAGAGTTGACACCACCATATGTCGATATCACGTCAGAGGAATCACCATCACGGGTTGACGCAATCTCTTGTCTGTTCACCCAAAAGTCATTATTCGGGTCTCGTATGGATGGTTCAGTTGTATCATACCCAAATGCGAGATATGCGTGTTCTGCCCACAATGATATCGCTCTGTTGATTTCAAACAGATACGTGTTGTTCAAATCGATTTCTCCCTGAAACTCATCACGCGAATCTAAAGCGTTTTTCTTGGTAATGAGTGACAGGTTTCTTTTCTCTTTCAGTTGTGCAATCTTGATTTCAATCGCCATAGTTTAACCCAAAAATGATTGTATCTGTGCAACGTGTTTCAGTATCTTTTGTAGATCAGCAGCTGCTGGCGCGTACACAACAGGCGAACCCAGATTCCCGATGAAGTTACCCGGAGTTGTTAGGTTTTGCAAAACCGATAATATGTCAGATAGAATAGTCTTCAAATCGGTTGTGTTGTTCGCTAACGTGATTCTACCATTTTGAAGTGCAATAGTCGCTGTTGCACCACGACCAACTTCAAGTGTGTAGTCAGCATATTCTTGTTTGCGTGATTCACCACTTGTCGAATACGTACCAGATATGGTTTCTTCTATCGTTCCATCAACCGTCTTAGTTTCGTTCGAATACACATGGAGTTGAAGGTTTCCGTTTATCTCTCGAAGTTCATCTGTTTGTACCAGTACTCGACGACTACCAATATTGATTACAAATGAGTCAGCAACAACCTTTTCTACTTTTTGCCCAGTTGAATCAATCTCTTCAAAAGTACCACTCTTATGATAAACGTGAATACGTTCATTACCTTCTGTATCATCGATTTCAATGATGTGTCCTGATGACGTTTCGATGACTTTGTTGAATGGATGAACGGCACCATATGGATTTTCCGGTTGTTCGATATCACCAAGGGTAGTTAGATCATTCTTGATTTCGGTGTAAAGCAAGTCTTCTAACAGTTCATTACGATAGACTCTACTTGTTGTCGGTTCCTGTTCATCTTCTGCATTTGCAGTAATACCCGGAATAACGCCTATGATCAATGGTTTCTGACATTCATCACCATCAAGAAAGAAACCAGTGACCCATTCACCAATCTCGATTGGTGTTGCACTCTTGGAGTTGGTCTGTGTTACAAATGCCCATGGTAAGTCTTCTGATGGTATTGCAGTCACGTTATCCGTATGATACCCGTGCAAGCGCGCCTGCACGCGCCCGAGTTTAAGAGGATCAACGTTGTTTTCGACAACACCCGTGAACACTCTAAAGTTCGCTGATGGTAAATACTGTATCATAGTTCGGTACCCAACTCACGTAGAAGACTGTCTTTGACTGTCTCTATTGTCATTTGATATCTTCTGGAACGATCCATTCTGTGTGATATTGCAACAACCATGTTTCGTCCAGAAAATGTATTACTTGGATTCGCTTCTTCTTCATTCAATTGTGATATGAATTCCAGATTGATGATCGTACCTACGGGCATTAATGGGTTTCCATCAACTCTAAGTCGCATTACGTAATTCGCAAATTCTTGTTTTTGGTATATCTGCAATGCCCGTGACTCAGCATATGAATCTGGTATGATATCACCCTGATTCTCAGTGATGTATGTATTATCCAATACTGTTGGCGATGTGAACGAAAAGTATTGACTGCCTTCTGCACTGAATTGGTCTGATGGCGTGTATATCGGTGCCGAATTCATTCTCGGTCTATTTTCAAAATTATCAAAATAGTCATAATCAAACATGTTGACTTTTCTTTGTAGTATGTCTATTGTATACAGTTGAGAAGCGATCATGCCATTTGAAAGATTCGCCAGAAAGTCTGATTGGTTGACAACCTGAAAATCGTATACAGTGAAATAGTCTGAAAAGATAGATGGTGTATCTGGATTCTCCGTACCAATATAGTCCCTGAACTTGTATGTGAACTTTGGGGTTTGGTTAGCAAATGAAGAAAGTGAGACAAAGAAATACCCACGTCGATCATTGAAGAATACATAATTGGTTGCACGGTTGTTCACAGAAAAAGTTCTTCGTGTCAATTCTCTGATAATGGTAAATGGTTTCTTGTTGGTTGCAATGTAATCCAGTCGATTTTCGGCATTTTCAACTCTCAAACCACGATATGTTACATTCATTTCATTCAGTAACAAATCTTCAACGATTGCCTGTGGTGTGAATGTCTTGTATGACTTCGATATGCGACGGTTTTCATTTATGAGTACATCATATGTGGTAAAATACAATGTGTATGTTTTACGTCTATTTGTCAACTTTCTCAAATTACCGATTTTGTATATGAAAAACTTCAATGTAAATGGTTCATCAAAAACAACCAATTTGATGATTAACACCTCTTGACCAACAATAGGCAATGCTTCAAACAGATTGTTGTCATCTTCAACTTCAATGAAACCGTTCATCGCTGGTGAAGACAATGATTCATTGAGAACTATATTGGTAAATATGAGTGAGAAATCAGTCGAATTGCCTGTTGATGAGACAACAGTAACAGTATCTATTTGTATGTTAGTGGTTGATTGAGTAGTAGCAGGCATTCTTATCCTTCAAATATTGTGTTAATCTCATTTTTCATGGTTTGAAGATACTGTTGTCGAACCAGTTTTATACGTCTTTTGGATTCATTCAGTTCATCTTCAAACTGATAAACACTTATCTGTTCATGAATAGATGGATTTTGCGCGAATACATCACTTGATACCAATATGCCATTTTGTTTGTTTCGATACGCAGCGACCTGAACTTGAGCTACACTAATAGAACCGTATTTGTCTATTATGTAGTTTTTAAACTGTTGCGTACTAAGTGGCCATTCTTCATAAATGTTATGAATTCGATTAACAACCAAAACAATCCAATAATATGCAGTATCTCCATATTGTTCAAAAGCAACATGATCGGGTCTTTGACCATCTGATACCGTGTAATCATAGAACAGAACAACTTTTTCTAACGATTTCAGATTCGGTATGACTGCACGTGCGATATCGGTGATTGTTCTCTTAATACCATCGATTTCGACAACATTTGTTGGAAAGTAATCAAAGTATTTTGGATTAGGCATTAGAACTCACCTCTATCGAAATCCTTTTGCAGAAAGAACTCGATTTCTGTTAGACTCAGAGATAACTTCATGATACCCGGCAATGTCACACTCGGTCCAACGAACATGTTAAAACGATCATCACCATATTCAACTTCAAAATCATCGATAACACAAGCTTTTGATGCAAAGACTTCTCTTGTTGTTACCCTTGGAACTTTATCAATTCCATCTTCGTCCGAGAGAAACACCCTTTCTTCAACACTGAATTTCAGAATATTTGGGTACAGATAAAATGATCGATCAGCTGATAGATTTGGATGCATGTGAAATTGAAACAATCTCTTGATTCTATTCATAGCTTTTGCATCATTTTCATTTCGTGCAACCAGTGTCCACTCAAATGAATATGAACGTCTTTTTGGTCCCTCAAAAACAACTTCAAGAAATTGGTTTCTCGCACTTCCAGTAAGACGTTCACTAATTGTGACCAAATCACCTATTAGACCACCTTTACCAGAAAGCTCGCCCATTGTATTTGACAATACTGAACCCAACACATCACCCAACACACCATCTCCACCACCTGTTATCTGTGCTGCAATATTTGATAATTGGTTTGCACCCTTCATTCCAGTTTCGTTATAGTTAACTTCACTCTTTTCTTTAATAGATGATTGAACTGGTAATACTATGATATCCACCACATTTGCTGTCGATGAATCGGTATTGTAACGAAATGCATTATCAAGATTGGTTCCTGATTCTGATGCTATATCTACGAACGCTCCACCCGGATCAGTGATTAGATTCGATAAATTAATTTCGACAAAAGGCGGTTGAATTATTTCGAACTTGTAGAAATAGTGTTCTGTGTCTGAACTTTCACTTGTAGGGAATATTACCGGGTCTTGTGGTGTTAATTGTGGCATAGATACATTATCTCCATTACTAAGTATTTATAAGTATGAAACGGAAACTGCCCGCTGATCCAAATCGCAAACCATACAAAGGAGTATACACAGTCAAAAAACCGGAGAAATATCGCAACAATCGCAAACCGGTATACCGTAGTACATGGGAACTCCAATTCATGAAATGGTTGGACTCAAATTCTAACGTGGTATGGTGGAGTAGTGAAATGACTGTCGTTCCTTATATCTCCAAGTTTGATGGTCAATGGCACAGATACTTCGTAGATTTCACTGTTCGATTCAATGACGGTAAAACATACCTTTTCGAAATCAAACCTGAAAAACAAACTAAACCACCATCTGATCGAAAACGCAAAACAAAACAACATCTGATAGAAGTTAAGTCATATGCTATTAACATATCAAAATGGGAATATGCACAAAAGTATGCAGAAAAAAGAAATTGGATATTTCAGATTCTAACTGAAAAAGAACTCAAAAAAATAGGAATCAAGATTCTGTAGATGATGGGTCGATATTTTCGTAATCTCGCCAATTGAATGTAATCGCGCATGTGCCATATGTATCAGTTTCGCCATAACTCATTTCCACATCACCAACAGTTATTGGATACACTTCTTTGAAGATATACGTACGTAGAATTGTTGTCTCTGTATTATCACGTGCACGTGGTATGAAGCCGCCGAAACCGGTTCTTTCTTCTACTGACGTTATTATATCAATCGTTATGGTGCCCACATAATCATCATAAAATCTTGGTTTGTAATTCCGATCATTCTTACCAGTCATTTGATTGATCCAATATTCGAAGTAAGATCGTTCTCTTAGATCACGACTCAGAATGAAGTTAATAGCAAGTGGTTCAGGGTTTGCGCGACCTTTCACAATTGGTATCGATTCAGCACTGTCAATCGGATAATCGACTGTTGATGCTGTGATTGGCGGCAATGTGGCCCTTTCTGCTCTTAATGACAGATTTTGTATTTCAGATGCAAGTTCATCTCGACCGAAAACGCCTATATTAGTTCGAACAATGCCAAAACCTGTCGGAGAAACAGTTGATTCAGCGCCAAACAATCTGTCTGGAAACTGAATTCTCACTATGTAACTGTGTGGTTTGAAAATGCCTGTTGTACTTAATGTCTGTACCATGTCTGAAATACTAAGCATGTATCACTCCGTTACTTTTTGGCCAATCTTTGTGATTCTGACCAAACCCTCTTAGCAGTCTGTTTTTGGAATTTCTCAGTTGGAAGAAATAACGCAACCTGCCATTCCTGTGGATCAATCTGTATGAACCGACTCTGAACTTTTGAGAACAGATATCGTTTCAGAGTAGGTTTGAACAGTCGATACTTTTTGGCACCTGACAACAACTGATACGATATTCTCAGTTTGGCACGTTCATTCAATCTCTTATCTGAAAGGGTTGATGACAAACGGTCCATCAATCGTGCACGAAGTCTTGGTGATAGATAATGCAAGTTGATACCAAGAAAACCATCTGAATACATCTCAACAGGGAACACAAGTGGAAATCGATCCCAATATGGTAGTTGATCTTTCAACTTTGCATCATATATGAAATGGTACATTCGACCAATAAAGACTCGTGCTTTTGCTCTTTCACGGTCTGCGATAAAAGACCGTGTGGATACACTCTTACCACGAACCGTTCTTTGAACTCGTATACGAAACCATCGAAGTGATCTACCAGTCAATTTGTTCAGTTGGTTTGCGTTTTCTGCTTGGTTCAATATGTCTGTGAAGATTGATGTACCTATCGCCATAATCCTATTTATTCAATATAAATAGAACTGAAACCTTACATACAATGGAGAATATAGTATGTCATTACCAAAAATGAAAGTTCCAACATTTTCACTCAACCTTCCAAGTTCGGGTGAAGAAGTGATCTATCGTCCGTTTACTGTGAAAGAAGAAAAGGTTCTTCTAATAGCAAGAGAAACATCAGAAGAAAAATCCCAAATTCGAGCAATGAAACAAATCATAAACAACTGTGTGATTAAACCAGAAGATTTTGATGTTGATCATTCACCATCATACGATCTTGAATACATCTTCTTAAAGTTACGCGCAAAGTCAGTTGGTGAGAAAGTCAAGATTCTGTTGTACCCGCAAAAAAGGAAAAATCTACCATCAATGGAAACCGAAATCAACATTGATGAAATTGAACCAAATATCGATCCTAATCATACGAACATCATTGAGTTGGGCGATAACATGAAACTCAAGATGAAAGAACCCACATTTGAAGTGATTGCAGGATTGTCTAATACTGCATTATCGATATTAGATTTGTTCGGAATGTGCATTGAATCGCTTTATGATGGTTCAACAAAACACGAATTTCAACTGTACAGTAAAGAAGAAATCGACGAATGGATCGAAAGTCTGAATGGTGAGAGTCTACAGAAGATACAGAACTTCTTCACCACTCTACCGAAATTGAAAAAGGAAATCGAATACAAATGGGTCAATCCAGATGATCCAACTGATACACACACTGAAACGATTGTGTTAGAAGGATTGTTAAGTTTTTTATCATAGGTCTCTCACACATCAATTTGAAGGAAATGTACCATTTGAATTTTGCGTTGATGCAACATCACAAGTATTCATTAGAAGAAATCGAAAATATGATACCCTTTGAACGGGAAATATACACCGTATTTCTGAAAAACCATATGGATAAGGTGAAGACTGAAAGAGAAAAACACAACAAAAAGAAGTAAACCATGGCAGATGCACAAGCTTTATTTGATATGATGAAAGAAAACCTCGAATCTCTTAAAAACAGTATGTTGATCAACAATGAAGCACAACGACAAACTGCTATAAGAGTCAATACTGGTACTATTCAAACGAACTCAACATTGATGGAAATCAACAACACTCTTAAAGCGCAACTCGATTTCACAAGGAAACTCGAAAAAGAACAGGAGTTTGAAAGTGATACGGCGTCACAAAAAATGGATGTTGACAATCTCAATATTGACGCACAAAATGTGACTCCACCCGAATCGAAAAGTGAGAAAAAAGGTGGTGGTGGTCTTCTCAAAGCACTAGGTGGTTTGTTAGGAGGCGCTGGTGGTTTCTTAGGCGGTATTGGTGGAGCAGCTGCTGGTATCGCATTGCCTCTTGTGGCTGGTTTGGCAATGCTGTTGTTTGGTGGCGGTTTTCTCATTGATAAAATTGCCAACATGGATGCACAAGCAATCAAAGATAATGTTTTGGTGCTATTGTCTATTGGTGATGAATTTGCTGGCGGTTCATTAGAATTTCTCGCTGAAGGCGGAGCGTTCTTTGTCGCCATGTTAGGTATTGGTATTGGATTGGCTGCCTTTGCATTAGGTTCAGGTGTTGCAGCTGCCGTTGATTATTTCACTTCGGGTCGAGATTGGGCACAAAGCATTGTTGACAATGTTGTTACGTTGTTGTCAATTTCAGATCATCTTGGTGGTGTAGCCAGATTGATAGGTAGAAGTGCTGGATTTTTGGTTGCTATGATAGCAATTGGAGCTGGTCTTCTCGCATTTGCGATTGGTCAAGGTGTCGCTGCAACTACCACTCAAGTATCATCTGCGATTGATACCTTTACTGATGGTACAAGATGGAGCGAAAGAATTGTAGACAATGTTGTTACGTTGTTGTCGATTTCTGACGAACTTGGTGGTGTTGGAAGATTATTAGCCAGAAGTGCTGGATTTGCTGTTGCTATGGGAGCAATTGCACTTGGTCTTGTTGCGTTTGCGATTGGAGAAGG